CCAATCACCACCTTTCAGTGTAGCGTATTCCCAACCAGGAACTTCCTCTGGTTTCACTGGCTCATAGCCTAATCGGATACGCTGTTGGATTGAGTCTCTAGGGTTAGTTGTCGTGAGCCAACACATATGCCAGCCCGGTATTTCTGGTAAGTCGGGTAAACTAGATTGGAAAAATTGTTGCCTGAACATTTCTACCCTCTCATCTTCAGATACTTCACGGTTACTTGTAACTGGACGATCTTGCATCGCCCTATTCACCCGATTACCCCCAGAGGATTTCTTAATTCGTTCGTCTGACATTTTTATGTCGCTCCTTTTCAGCGATTGGAAAACTATAATTTGAATTTAAAAAAAACACAAGCCTGTTTAAGCTCTGTTTTCTTTATCGTACTCAGCATAACGCTTGACATACTTTTTTCGGAGCACTGGATCATCCCAAACACCCGCATCCATCAGTGCCTGTTTTCGTTCAGGACTAATGTAAACTTCTTTACGAGTAGAAGCAGGTGCGTGCTCTTTTCCAGATCCAACAGCCGGTCCACCTCTAGCCACACGTTGAGTTTTAGCTTTTGATGACGGAGCATCATCGTTAAATCTTTCAGGTAAACGCCTTGCGGCTCGTACCTTCAATTCATCCCAATACTCTTCTGTCTGTGGATTGTAACCATCTTTAGCTAAAGCCTGATCAATTGCCATTACAATAGCTGAGTCTTCATCACGACCATTACTGTCATACCAAGGATTTTCATCCATAAATTGTTTAGCGTGATGTAACGTCATTTCATCAACCGTGTTTTCTTGTGGTTGAGGTTGTGACGCTTGTCTTTTTTGATGACTTAGATTTTGCATTTTTGCTAATGCCTGATCACGATACTTCATAGCTTTGGCAACATCTTCTCCGTTGCCTTCTTCTACAGCTTTCGCAATCACTCGATCCGCTAATTCTGCCTCTTTCTGAGCCTGTTGAATATTAAAATCAATACCATTGATTTCACCTTTAAGAGACTTTTGCTCTTGAGCAGTCAAACGCTTTTCTAGATTATCATTACGTTTTCTAAGAAAATCTAATTCTAATTTATCACGTTTAATTGCATTATCGCGTCTTTCTTTTCGCTCTTGTTTTTCTTTTCGTCTACGCTCACGAATACTTTCTCGTTCATCATTAGACCCTTGTGCAACAAGTTCTTCAGGTTCATCATCTTCATCTGTTTCTTCAACAGGTGGAGTTTCAACAATTTCAATATCATCCTCAGAGATAGGTTCCTCTGGTGGATCGTCTTCAATTACAACAATTTCATCATCATTTTCATCAACAATGTCATCGTCTTCTTTTCCTAAGTTACTCATCTCTTATCTCCTTATCAGATGAATGCTTTAATTTTTAAGGGATCGCCTGTGACTTTTCCAATAATGTCTAAGTCATTAAAAATAACAAACATGGCTTTTTCACCCATAGGTTTTTCGTCTAACGGAACTTCCCACCGATCACCGCCATACTTTGGCACGCGAACAAAGTCACCCTCGTTACACCACTGACCTTCAGGCCAACCATCCATTGTGTTTCTATTTTTAAATGCTAGTGGACCAATGTTAATAACTTTACCAACTTGAGTGTTCCACTTTTCTGTATCTTTGGAATCATTTGTAAGAATAATTCCACCACTTGTTTTACTTTTTGCTGTTCTAATTTGAACCAGAATGCGACTTCCGAAAGGCTGTATTCCCGAATCAGTTTCAGGAAAAGCCTCCGCTAATGCATCCTTATAAGCCTTTGTCACCATGTTTCTCCTCATCCAGAAGTTTTAGAAGTACGTTAATAGAAGCCTCAATACCAGCTACTACACCAACACGATGCCCGTACTCAAAAGCATCGCGCTCTTGTGGATGCTTCAAGGCCGCTTCAGTAAAAGTTGCCTGTTCGACCTTGAGAGCATTCAGAAGTTTGGTTTCAATATTCATACTTTTCCAGTTCTTTTATATTTTTGACGTTGCCCTTGAGTTGGTCCAACGGCACCGCCTTTAGCATAACCTTTGGTTTTCATTTTACCGCCTTTGGCATAGCCTTTAGACTTCATGCCACCTTTAGCATAACCTTTACTTTTCATTTTTTTTCTCCGTATATAAATTGTCAAAAACACGATTCACATCCAGAGTATAGTCCAAATCTGATTTACTGTAATGAATATGTTGTGATGGACGAAACTCTGGTGCTCCTTCTCCCAACTCAAACCACGCAGGGTGCGTAACTCTCACACGATTATTAGGTAGAGCTACTATATTACCTGTCCATTGGCCTGCATCCAGAAGTTCTAGAACATGGGACTGCTTATGTTGAGCAGGGTCATCTCCTATTTCTGAATCAGTGTAGTCAACAGTGAAGTAATATTTTGCTGGATACAGTTCTCCGTCAATCTTTGCTAACCAAGGACAAGGAGTACATCGGTCCAACACATAAACACTATGAGTTCTTGAAGAACAATCCCACGGTTGTGCATCGTGAGTTGCCATTGGCACAGGCCACTCATCAAATAGCGTATCGCCAACTAATGCTGTTATCGGCATTCTTGCCCACATTGCACCGCCATGAACATTAGGCTCATCAGTGTCGTATGTCTCAGCACCCGTAAAAATCATCTGAAAACTTAAACTACGACACGGTAATGTAGTAACAGCAATTGCCATTGCATGAATAAATTCACCATGAAATTGTTGGTGGTTAAACGTGTATTCTTTACGCACCCAACATTTAAAATGCGGAATATTACTCTGTAAAAAAGCCATCGTTTACGTTTTACCACTATTCGTTATGGGTTAGGATTTATTCCCGTACCCGTACTCACCGAAACTTTCTCACCCGTAGCCATTTCAGCTGCAGCAAGTAGTTTAGCTGTCTCATTATCAGACGTATTCATTCTTTCTCTAGCCGCAAGTTCTGCTGCTTTTCTATCGTTCTCGTTAGCTTGTTTCATTTGTTCAAGAGCTATACGTTCTTGACGTTCAGCCTCATCATTAGCAATTTTGGCTGTTTCAAGTTGATCATCATTAGCCATTTCTTGAGTTTTAAGTTGTATTTTAGCTTGTTCAAGCTCCATTTTACCTTGAAGTTCCATTTGATCTTGCTGAAGTTTGGCTTGCTCAGTTTGTGCTCTCTGTTGTAGCGTCATTTGAGCAATTTCTAGCGATTTATCCTGTGGCATTGGAGGTTTGGGAGCAAATTGTTGCGCCGCTTCCGTAATTTGTGCCAATTCTTGACCAAAATTCCCTAATTGTTGCTCAATAAACTGTTGAACTTTACCAATTACCGTAACTTGGTCCTGTGCTTCCTCTTGAATGAGGTTTTGAGCCTGTGCCTGTTGAACAGCCGTGTGTGCTTCGACCAAATAATAGTTTAACAAGTGATCTCTTAGGTGAATTGCCATAGGATACAGAAAATTAGGCACAATTGCAGGGTTTGAACCAAATAATGGTGACTTTAAAAACGGCAAATGCGTTAACATATGGGCCAAATGGTCCTGTTCTGGTAAAACATAGACAGGTCTACCCAAAGCTGCAGCTACATTTTCGCTCACAGGGTCCATGTTTTCTGTTCCTGGTTGCTCTAACAACACCTCAGAGTCAGGAACTTTCATTACTCGTAAAAACATTTCTTCAACTTTACGAGGATCGTACATTTGAGGCATCATTTGAGCACGTTCCATGATCGCTTGGATCTGTGCAAACCTCTGTGTCTCACTAAATATTGCAGGGTCACTAACAGGAACAACATCTAACGGACCGTCAAAGTCAGATGGCTCTACTTCTAGCCCAACGTCATTTGCTTTTATATCTTCTTCAATTAAATACGCACTGTTGATACGATGTAGAATTTTAAAACATCTACTCATGGAAGAATGAAGACGCGAATGAATAGAACTGAACACAACCATGCCCTGTTCAATAAGAGCCATTGTTGTACCCACGGGCATATTCGGATTGGTGTCACTAAGTTTTTCAAATGATGTTTGAACAACACCTTTGCCTGCGTCTACTAAAAAACCCAACAATTGAAACAACGTAGGACTTGGACCGTTGAACGGTAATGGCATAGCAATCTTGCGTATGTCATCAACCATTGCACCGCCTTCAATCTCAGCAATCTCTGTTGGTTGCAAACTGATTGTCTGACCACTTGGTCCACCTTTTAATTTTAACATGGTGGGAATGTTTTGAATGTGAGCACTGTCCATCAACGCCCGTAATGCACCTGTTGCTGCACCACTTAGACCACCGATCATTTGAGTTAATCCAATCGGATAAGCACCACGCCAAGGAACAAATGGAAACTCAACAATCCAATCCAATTCATTTTTCATTTCATCGTCTGGTTCCCAGTTTCGATACAATGACAACGCCTTGTTAGTGGTCTTGTCAATTGTAAGAATATAAGGCTCTAAACCATCGTTCTCTTCAAATTCAATGTAAGTGTAAACTTCAAACAAAGTTCTAAGACCGTCTTCGTTGTAGCTTGTTTCACTCTTGCCCTCAATTTTATCATTTGCAATTGTAGCTTTACTATACTCAGGGTCATTCGGATAACCCAGATCCACATCAATATACATACCCGACTTTACACGTTGTCCATATTCCATTTTGGTTATGTATTGAACGTGGGTTTTTCTTTCAGCCGAATAAAAATTAGTAGCTGCAAATGGCAAATACACATCATCAATTGGAATGAACTCAGATATTGGTCTACGGTGTTCATTGTTCCACATGAATTTCATATACTGACCACCACCTAGCGGTAGTTGCGTACTCAGTTGTTCTAACTCAGAACGGAACTCAGGCATCTGCTCAGTAGTCTGCCAATTCATAAACTCAGTTTTACGCCTAGCTTTTTCTACTTTGTCAGGCGTTTGCATTCCGTTGATTTTACTTTTAACTGGGCCTGTGGATGGAAACGCTTCTTTCATAAATCGCGCTGAGAAATCTACACACGCCTGAATTAACATTGGATGCACAACGCGATTAGCCCCAGTAAACTGAGCACCTCCAGGTGCATCATCACCCAGACCCGTGCGCTGTAATCCTACTTCGTATTGCTTGTCTCTTTTTTCTCTTGACTCTTTGTCTCTACTAATCTTTTCAACTAAATCACTGATAGCTGTTTTAAGTTTACTCTGATCTACTTCTTCAACAATGTTTGCAAAATGTGCAAGTTTATCTTCTTGGCTTGCTTCCATCTCATCCAATCGGACCATAGCACCGCCATCGTCTGTGTCTTCAACTTCAGCAATCTCATTAGGAATAGCTACAGTTTCACCTTGTAGCTCATCGCCCATCATTGTTTCATCAGACATTATATGTCTCCAATATCTGGTCAGCCATCATATTGATTTTATCGGCATCATATGAACCGCCTCTGTTAAATTTTATTATGCCTTCAGCACCTATAAATTTTTCTTCACTATTGGGATTGTAACGCCCACCTACTCTAACATCTAAATCATCATTGGTAAAAGTTACACCACCTTCTATATCACCCAATGTAAAAGAACCTTGACTGCCAAGTTCTCCTAAATTTTCTGCGAATCCTTGCACGCTTAATGATCCATCAATAGATAAACCTGTGT